GGACGATGAGATTCACAGCGAGGGCCTGACGCGAACCAACAATGGTCAGTTAGGCCAGTTCACGCAGATGACGTTCACGCCGCTGCTCGGCATGAGCACGGTGGTCTGCACGTACATTATGCCAGCAAAGGACGATTTAGGCGCCAAGCATCGGCACGTCACGCAGATGACGATCGATGATGCCGAGCACTACACGCCCGAACAGCGCGCGCAGATCATAGCGAGCTACGCGCCGCATGAACGGGAAGCGCGCGCCAAGGGCGTGCCGATCATGGGCTCGGGCCGGGTGTTCCCGATTCCAGAGGAAGACATTGCGATTGATCCGATCCCGATCCCGGAGCACTGGCCGCGCATCATCGGTCTGGACTTCGGCTGGGATCACCCGACCGCCGCGATTGAGCTGGTCTGGGACAAGGACGGCAAGCGCGTAATCGTGACCAAGGCGTATCGCAAGCGCGAGGCGACGCCGATCATCCACGCTGCAGCGCTTAAGGCGTGGGGTGAATGGATCCCCGTGTCGTGGCCGCGGGACGGTTTGGCGCACGACAAAGGCTCAGGCGAGCAGCTTGCCGAACTCTACAGGCAACAGGGCCTCAAGCTCACGCAGGAGTGGGCGCAGTTCGAGGATGACCGCGGCGTAGGCGTCGAGGCCGGCATCTTCGAGATGCTGGATTGGATGCAGACCGGCCGCTTCAAGGTGTTCCGGCATTTGGTTGAGTGGTGGGAGGAGTTTCGGTTGTACCATCGTGAAGAGGGCGAGATCGTTGCGGAGCGTGACGATCTGATGAGCGCCACGCGCTACGCCTTTGTGATGCGGCGCCGCGCTATCACTGAGCCGCGCGCGTCAATGCCGCTGTACCCGCAAGCGGGGACGATCGCGTGAGGTTGGAGCTTGTCAACAACATCAAGGAAGACCTGTTTGACGCGATGGCTAGGCTTGAGCATGTGCGGCGCGCTGCCGAGCGGCTTGGCGTCAGTCCGCAGGAGGTGGCGAAGCGCCTTCATCCGGGCCTGATCGAGTACCGGCGTTCTCTGGCCCCCGAGAGCGTCAACAGCGCTTACGATCTGATCCGCTACATCCGCGATGCGGCGAGGGCGCTGACCTAATTGGCCTACGACCAGACGGACGAGAAAACGTCCGAACTCATCCTCGCGCTCAAAGCCGAGGAGCAATGGGCTGCGTCCTACCTCAAGAGCGAGCTTCAGGAAGCGCAGATCAATGCGCTGAAGCGCTACTATGGCGACGAGTACGGCGACGAGGTCGATGGCCGCTCACGGGTAACGACCCGCGAGGTGTACGAGATCATTCAGTGGCTGCGGCCCGATCTCAGACGCACGTTCACCAGCGGCAACAAGGTGTTCGAGTTCGAGGGCGTCACGGCTGAGGCTGACCAGTACGCTGAGCAGGCCACCGACCTCGTCAACCACGCCTTCCTCAATGACAATGAGGGCGAGCGCGAACTGGACGCGTTCATCTTCGACGGCCTGCTTCAGCGCCTGGGCGTCATGGGCGTGGAATGGCACGAGCCGGAATACAGCCCGGCCCAGGAGGTCAGCGGGCTCAACACGCTGCAGATGCAGCAACTGATGCAGGACCAGCGCACGGAGATCGTGGAGCAGGACGTGCGCCAGGACATGCCGGACGAGGCGCACCCTGACGGCCTGTTCTATGACCTGAAGATCAGGAAGCGGTCCAAGGACGGCTACCCCGAGTTCTTCACCATCGCGCCGGAGGATTTCCGGGTAGCTGCACGCACGGTTGATCTGCAACAGGCGCGCTACGCTGGCGACATCGTCCGCATGATGAAGGGCGAGGCCAAGCGCAAGTGGCCAAAGTACGAAGAAGAGATCGAAGCGCATCAGGGCGACATGGGCGGCTTCAACACGGACGAGCGCCGGGCTGAGCGCTTCCGCGACATGGAGGGCTGGGACGCTGCTGGCATGCGCCAGGGCGAGGGCGGCGACGCGGACGAGATCGAGATCATGCGCGAGTATATCCGCCATGATATGGACGGCGACGGCTATCCCGAGCTGATCCGCGTGTACCGGCTGGGCGATTGCCTGCTCGAACACGATGAGGTGGATGAGCATATCTACTTCCACTGGACGCCGAACCCGATCCCGCACCGGCTGTTCGGTCTCAGCATCGCCGACGAGGCGATGGACATTCAGCGCACCAAGACTGTGCTGCTGCGTAACATGCTGGACAGCGTGTACTTCAGCGTGGTCCCGCGCACCGCGGCCGACACGCAGAAGGTGACGCCGCGAGGCTTGGATGCGCTGCTGACCGTGCGGCCGGGCGTGGTGATCGAGACGCAGGGCCCGCCGGCGGATGCGCTGTTTCCGATCGTGACGCCGGACCTTAGCCAATCGGCGCTCACGGCCATGCAATGGGTAGATCGCGTCGCGGAGAGCCGCACGGGCGTGAACCGCTCCGCCCAGCCGATGGACCCGGACATTCTCCACGACACGGCCAAGGGTGTGGAGCTGTTGCAGAACGCGGCGAGCATCCGCAAGGAAGAGATCGCGCGCAATCTGGCTGTCGGCCTGCAGGTCGGCGGGATGAAGGCGTATCGCCTGATTCACAAGCACCAGAACGAAGCCCGCAGCGTGAAGGTGGCGGGCCAGTGGCGCAACATCGACCCGCGCGCTTGGGAAGCGGACGTGCGCTGCACGGTGAGCGTGGGGCTCGGCACCGGCGCCCGCGAGAAGCAGCTGATGATGCTGCAGATGATCCAGGGCGATCAGGTGGCGTGGGTGCAAGCGTATGGCCCTGCAACGCCGGTGGTGACGCCGCAACACTTGCACAACCTCGTAGCTGAGAAGCTGCGGCTGATGGGCTTCAAGACGCCGGACAAGTTCTTCGGCGATCCTGTTGACCCGCAGACCGGCCAGCCGTTCGTGCCGCAGCCGCCGCCCGATCCGAACACACAGAAGGTGCAGGCCCAGATTCAAGAGGGCCAGGCGCGGCTTCAGCTCGACGCGCAGAAGGCGCAGATGGGCGCTCAGACTGAGATGCAGAAGGCGCAGTTCGACGCGCAGCTGCGGGAAATGGAAGCGCAAGCCAAGACGGCCACGGACGGGCGCAAAGCCGAACTTGATGCGCAGATCGCGACGATGAAAGCCGAAGGCGAATTGGCGATCATGCGGGCCAAGATGGAGCTCGAAGCTCAGCAGAAAGCCCAGCAGATGGTGTTCGAAATGCAAATGGCGCGCGAGCAGTTCGAGTTCGAAAAAGAGATGGCGCGCGAGAAGCTACAGATTCAGCGCGAGCAAGCTGAGGCCAAGGCCGAGACTGGCGGCTCAGGCACGAGCGGGCCGAGCTTTGGAGGCAAGCCAGGATGAAGCACGCAGAACAGGCTTTCGCCTTCCTTCGCAAAGAGCTTCGCTCGTTCATCGACGACGCTGTCCGCCCGCCCAAGCCCGCACAGGTCACGCCGGATGAAGGCAAGCTGATCGAACGCGCCAGCGAGGGCGCACAGGTGCGGGCGTTCCTCGAAAGCGCACAGGTGCAGGACTTCCTTGCCCGCGCTGAGGCGAACCTGACGACAGCGCTGATCGGCCTGCCGCTCGATGACGACAACGGCCGCCGCAATCTCTCAGTGGCGATCCAAACCCAGCGGCAGCTTGTCCGCTACCTGACCGAACTGGCGCGCGACGGGCGCGCGGCTGAGGCCGAACTGCAGCGCATGCAGGACGGCCCGAGATCATATTTCTGAGGATGATGCATGTCTGACTTCGCGAACGAAGCCGCCGCTGAGGATTTCCTGATCGGCGCTGTGACCGGTACGGAAACGCCGCTGGCGAATACCGAGATCAACCAAGCCGAAGACCTCGACCGCCAAGACGATGACGAGCAACGCGACGACGAACAGCGCGCCGAGGGCGAGCAGGAAAAGCAGCCCGAGACGAAGGCCAAGGCCACCGAGCAGGCCACGCCCGAGGAAGACGAAGTCGAAGTGCCCGGCGCTGAGGGCGAGGAGCCCAAGCGCTACAAGCTGGCCGATCTCGTGACCAAGGCGCAAGAGTATGAGCGCCTCGAAAGCCAGAAGGCCCAGATCGTTGAGAATGTCGAACGCCAAGCCGTCGAAGCGGCGACCGGTCAACTTCGCCAGATCGAGCAGGCGGGCAAGCAGACCGCGTACATGATCCAGGGCGCGCTTCAGCTGCTCCAGGCTCCGCAGCCGCCGAGCACGGAAATGCTGAACCCGGCGAGTCAGCAGTACAACCCGGACCAGTATCACATGCAGTTCGCGCACTATCAGCGCGCGACGCAGCAATTCCAGCAGGCGCAGGGCGTCGCCAATCAGCTGATGCAGCAGGCGCAAGCCGCGCAGACGCAGGCGCAAGAGGTGCGCGAGACGCGCGAACTGCAACGCTTGCAGCGGGCATGGCCGGAATTCGGTCAGCCTGAGACGACCAACAAGTTTGTTGAGGACATGAGCAAAGCCTACGGCTTCACGGCTCAAGAACTTGACGATGTACTCGTGGACCACCGGCAAGCTTTAGTCGCCCGAGACGCCTTGGCTTTCAGAGCCATGAAGGCGCAGAGCGGGGACGTGAAGGCGAAGGTGGAAGCGAAAGCGCCGAAGCTGGTGAGGACGAAACAAGAGGCCAAGGGATCGGCCGCGCAGGCGCGCGATCCCAGTGGCCAGTTTGCGTCGAATGCTATGGCGGAACTGAAGCGCACCAACAGCGACGAAGCGGCGACGCGACTGTTCGCGGGCCTCGTGAAGGCCGGCCGCATCTAGCCACAGCATCAAGGATACAAAGACATGACCACGACCACTTACGGTCAGGTCGGTCTGCGTGAGGACCTGTCCGACGCGATCTACAACATCGCGCCGACCGACACGCCTTACACTTCGGCCATCCAGAAGGGCAAGAAAGCCTCTCACCGGAAGATCGAATGGCAGACCGACACGCTGGCCGCTGACGACGGCTCAATCGCGGTGATCGAAGGCGCGGACGCCACTGACCGCACCTTCACCGCAACGGTTCGTTTGGCGAACCACACGCACCTGATGGACCGGGCGATCAAGATTTCGGACGCGGCGGATGAGATCACCGCGGCGGGCCGGGATACGGAAACCGGCTACCAGGTGATGAAGCGCACCAAAGAGCTAAAGCGCCACATGGAAAACCGCTTGTGCGGCAACTGGAAATCGGATGACGGCTCAGCCGCCACCGCGCGCCAGTGCGCCGGCTTCGCGGCCTGGATCACGACCAACGACAGCCGCGGCCAAGCGGGCGCCACCAAGGGCACGCAAGGCGGCTACTCCAACGGCGAAGTGACAGCGGCGACGGACGGCACCTCGTCTTCGCTCCGCACGTTTACCGAGACCTTGCTGAAGGGCCGGATCAAGGCGTGCTGGGAAGAGGGCGGCGAAGCCTCGATCATGCTGATGAACGGCGGCCTGAAGCAGAAGCTCTCGGGCTTCTCGGGCGTCGCGACGAAGTACAACATCGTGGACAAGAACACCTCGTCCAACGAGATCGTCGCCGCGATCGACCTTTATGCGTCGGACTTCGGCGTCAAGAAGGCGGTGGCGTCACGCTTAACCGGCGGTCGCGCCGGCGGCAACAACCGTGACCACGAAGTGATGGGCGTCGATCCGAAGATGATCTCGCTCCACAACTTCCAACCCTTCAGCGTCGGGCCGCTCGCCCGCGTTGGCCACGCCAATCGCAAGCTCCTCAAAGTGGAGTTCAGCCAGGCGATGCGCAACGAGAAGGGCAACTGGATCATCACCGAGCTGGACGACAGCAAGTAAGCGACCTGAGCGGCGGGGTGTGAAAGCCCCGCCGTTTCGTTTGGAGGACACATGGCCAACGAGAATGACGTAACAGACGGCTTCGCCGCCCGAGAGAACGCGGCGACGCAGCGGGCGCGGCAGAAGGCGCTGCCGGATTCGCCGCTGACGGCTGAGGCTTTGGCTGAAGCCATCGCCAAGGCGCAGGAACGGGTGATCGAGAACGCCGGCAAGGTGAAGGAAAAGCCGCTGCCCGAGATCGTCCGCGCCTCGGTGCGCTGCGGCTTCGAGACCAAGCTGCTCAACGACGACCACGGCAAGCGCTATGTCACGTCGCCGAAGTCGGTGGACTTCAAGGCCGATGAGACGGCTGACGGCCGCCCGGCGACAATCCCGCATGGCCGCCCCGCGCGCCTGAAGCGTGACGCCTTCCTTCGCTATCAGAGCGAGGGCTTGGTGATCCTGGCCGGCTGATGCGCTTCCAGTCGGTTCTCTACAAGGGCGATCCTGACGACGAGGAGGCCCGCTTCGATTGGGCGGCCAAGCACCAGCGCGGCTACACCAAGCAAGAGCTATTCTTCGACTGGGACCCCGAAGGCCGGGTGCTGGAGTCGTATTTCTACGACGAGCCATCCGGCGTGATGACGATCAAGCGCGAGCAACACGCGCAATCGCTGCTCGATGATAACAACGAGTGGCGCCAGAGCGAGCAGACCTGGCGCAAGAAGGATGACCGCTGGCTGCGGTACGCCTCCATTCCAACGCTCGTAGCCGAGCTGTGGATGAAGGAGGGCATCAACGTTCTCCATGCCGAAACCGACCGCAACGGCGTGCCGAACGAGCACCTGAAGGCGGTGCTGAAGAAGCTCCGCGATCCCGATTGGAAGTGGCTGAAGACGGTGGACATGGACATGGGTGACGGCTCGACCGAGGGCAACACGCGATTGGCGCACATTCCGGGCAACGGCTTCCCGTGGATGGTCAAGGATGACCTAGTGCCGCTGAAGCCGCCAAAGCCCTATGTGCCGAAGCCGTTGCCGCGGAGCTTTGGCCGATGATCTGCGCCGACGAATGCACGGACGTGACTGACCGCCTGCTGCTGGAGGCCCAACGCGCCGCCGCGCGTGGCGATTGGGGCGAGGTCATGGCCGCCGCTGACGAGGCGATCAAGAACGAGCCCACGCGGGCTGAAGCGCTGTATCTCGTCGCCCAAGCCCTGCGCCAAGGCGGCAGCGAGGGCGCGGCGCTTTCGATCCTGACGCTGGCTTCGAAGCTGGAGCCCAAGCGCCCGGCGATCTGGCTGGCTATGGGCCAGTGCATGCAGGAGCGCCATCCGAAAGAGGCGTATCAGGCGGCTATGCGTGCGGCATCGTTCAATCCGCCGGCGGCGATCGAAGCGGACGTGCTGTCACTGCTGACGAACGTCTCATCCGTGCTGGGCCGCCATGACGAAGCGCTGCGCTGGGCTGAGCAGTTCGAGGA